AATTAGCTGTTTTATAGCAATAGTAACTTTGGCTTTTAATAGAAGAAGTAATTGCAAGTTTTATATTACTAATTTGAGCAAATCTTCCGGTACCATTTTCTAATGAAAATTTAAACTTTAATGAACCAGCTAATGGAGTTACTAATGTCTTAAAACTATATGAATTAATAGTGTCCCCACCAGCAGCTCCTGAATATGCTGGTACAATCATAAATTGACTAGATGTTGACCATATTGTACCATTCCAATAATATACACTTACCCCATCTGATATTGTTAAATAAACCACACCTCTTGGAGAAGCACTTAAATCTTGACCTTCAAATATCCAAGATATTTCTAAAGCTACTGCCGCAGGTATTTTAATTAAAGAAGATGGATGTGTTTCTATAAAAGCATTACTTCCTGTGCTACTATTAACATTCAATCTATATTGTGCAAAATCTTCAGTAGCATTATCAATTATTGTAACACTATTACCAGCCCCACCATTCCATTGTGCCTGCCAATTACTTGCTTGTGCTCCTACATATGGCCTAAAATTACCATTTGAGAAATAATTAGGAGTCATTTTTATCTCATAATTATCTTCAATTCTGTTAAATCCTTTTTTAAGCAATTTGGTTTGAGAATTATCTATAAAATATAAACGACTCGTATTTCCTGTATAAGCTTGAATAGTGCTTAATGTGTTTAGATTACTTCCACTTGCTGCAACAGTACCAGTTGAAGTATATTCTGTGTACCAATTACTTGTATTAGCAAACTGATTAACTGCTACAATCCACCATTTACCACCAGCTTGGAACAATCTACAACCAAATGATTTAACAATATTCGATAATACTTGTAAACAACTTATATATTTTATACCATTATCTATAAATGTTCTATAAGGTAAATATGTTTGATTAAATGGTTCACTATAAGAGTTTGTTGACCTATCAGACATACCTGCTGCATAATAAGAACATACTGTCATTATGTTTGGAGCTGTACCAGGAAAACCATTACTATTTAAACATAATCTAATATAATAAAGTAAAGTATTTATTGCATTAGTATCATAAGTTGTTGGTATTGGTAATGGTATTTTATCTAACATACCTAAACCATCTATAGCATTAAAAGACATTGTCTTACGTCCTGTAGAATAACTTATAGATGCACCATCGCTTAATACCCATCCTCTCCATTCTATGTTAGCATCCAAATATAGAATAGCATAATACTTTCTATCATTTAAAGTAGTCAAGTCTGGAATATTAGAAATATTATCAGTAATATCTATTGAAACCCCTAACTGACTAGCAAAAATTGGCTCAAATGGATCATCTGAATTAGGTATATATTGAAGATTAAGATTCTTCCCAGGATATTCAATAACTGTTGGAGCCGTTACTAAATCCTCTTGTAAATACAAATAAGCTGTCTTATTAGCCCTTGTAGCAAACGTAAATTTATATTTGTTATAATATCCCATTATGCTCCTCTTCTTAAGTTTAATGATGTTTCTGACCTATTCAAAGCTAATACTAAATCATTACCTTTTAAAACAAATTGGCCTCCATTATCACCACCTGTATTTGTTTGTATAGCATTAATTGCATTAGTTCCATTTGTTGCATCTACTCCTTTATTTGCATTGCCACCACCTCCTATTAATCCTCCAATTCCCATACCTTGTCCAACTAAAGAACCAAATAACTTGCCTGCACCTCCTGCTTTGGCTAAGGTACCTGGAAATAATATAGCTAATAAAGCAACGGCTATAGCAGCTGAAATTATTACTTTAGCTAATTGTCTTATTAAACTTTGAAATGCATTTGTTAAAACTTCTCCAATATTGGCTCCTTTTTCTATTAGCATATCTAATGATGGCCCTAAAGCATTCATAATACCATTACCCATTTTTAATAAAGAATCCATAGCTTCTTTAGTTATTTTAGCAGAAATTTGTGCAACGGCTTTTACATTTTCACCTACAGCTTGAGAATAACCATCCCAAGTGCCTTTACTAACAATTGCAAATTCTTCTATCTGTGCACCTTGTTGTAATAATATTTCTTTTTGAGCCCCTAAATCACCAGTAGCTAAATCCATTTTTGTTTTATAGAACTGGTTAAAATCTGACTCTTGTTTATTTATGTCTGATTTATAAGCCCCTACAAATTCTTTGCTAATTCTTTCTTTTTCTTTTTCTGCTTTTAATTCTGCTTTTACATCATCTTCTACTAGTTTTTGAATCTTTGCAGATAATTCTTGTCTAGCTTTTAATCTATTATTAGCAGCAATATCCCTAATATTTTGCAATGTTTGTTCAGATGCACCTATTGCTTGTGCTTCAGCTAAAGATTGTTGTTCTCTTAGATCAATTATCTTTATTTCATATTCTTCATATAATAAAATATCGTCTTTATAAATTTGTTGCTTAGATTGTAATACTTGTAAATTTGTTTCTTTTTCTAATTTTACTCTATTTTTAGCATCAGAAATAGCTTTTTTATCATCAGGTTTTTTCTTAATTTTTTCTATTTCAGATACCGAATTTACAGTTGCATCAATAATGCCTAAATAACTTGCTGCTTGTTTATTAATCTCCTTTTGTGCATTTTCATTATTTTTCAAATCATTATTAATCATTCTTAGATTAAATTCAGCATCACTTATTATTTTTTCTCCATAAGTTGTAGATACTTGAAATGGCTTAACCTTTGCCTCTGCTGCTCTTTTTTTAGCTAATAGGTCAGTCCTTTCTATAGCTTTAACTTGCTTTTGTGCTGCTAAATCTTCTAATGTCTTTTCTGCTGCTTTAGCTTGAGCATATTGCCAAAGTGTTTTAGTTAATTTTTTATAAGCTACATCTGCTTTACCTAAAGCAATTTCCTCTAAAGAATAAGCATTTAATAAACCAGGATACTCTTCTTTCAATGTTTTTGAAGCTTTAATCCTTTCCTCCATTGATATATTGGAGTTAGTAGCAACTCTATATAATGAATCTAATTGAACTTTTTCTGAAGCATAATTTGTAGCTGCTTCTTTTGCATATTCTGCTGATAATTTAGTAGATTCCCCAAATTTTATCATTCCATTATCCCAAGCAGTAAATAAAGCAATAATTGCAGATGAAGCTAAATATATACCCCCAGTCATTCCTGCAAATCCTCCTATTACAGCAGGTAAGTTATTTTGAATACCTCTAAATCCATAAGGTAAATCTTGTATTATTAATGCAAAGTTTGTCCATTGCATATTAGACTTTTTAACAGAATTTGCTGCTGATGCCCCAGCTTGAGCTGTTTGGGTTTGAGCAGTAGCTAAATGTGATACACTAGCTGCTAAAGCATCTGTACTTGCCTTAGTGAATTTTAAATCAACTCCTAAATCTTTTAGGTATTTACTAAAAGCTTTTGTTGAAGCAGGGACATTCCCTAAATCAAATTTAAAGTCAATTTGAACTATCTGATTATCTGCCATTATCCTATAAGTTTATATATTTCCATATTTTTTAAGTACTGCCTTTAATTCTTCCTCATCCATTACTCTATGCTTTACAAAGTTACGAGTATCGCAGTCTAATTCAATAAGGTCAGTAGGTTTGATTTTTTTACCTTTTGGTAATTGGATATTAATCAACATTGTAGTTTGCCACCTAGCTCTTATCCATTGTTGTTCTTCTTCGTGTCTATATCCGTACCAAACAAAATCTAGTTCAGCCATAGTCATTTCCCAAAACAAATGGGGAAGCACTTTGCACTCCCCCATTGTATATTTCTCTATGTCAATCCACTCTAATTTTTTTTTACTCCATCTTTTTTACTTGACTTTGTTGGGGTATTTTCTATTCCACTATTTAAGCTTTCTGTTAAAGCCGTCATTATATCTTGAAATTTAGAACCTCCAATACCACCCATATCGTCTAGCCAATCACAAACCTCTAATTCAGTAAAGGAAGGTGTTATACCTTGTGAGTATAATGGATATTCAGCAGCAGCTTTTAATAAGTTGATAATAGCATCCAAAGAAGCTTGTCCACTTAAAGCCTCTCCTATTTCAGAAGGGCCTATGCCTTGTAATTGACAGAATCTTTTAAGACTCCAAGTACAAAAACGCATAGGTATCTTCTTTCCATCGGAAAGAGTTAATTCAAATTGTCCTCTCATTTTGGTTTATTTTTGGTTGGTTATAATTAGTTAGTACTTATAGTCAATGCTCCTGTTCCTTTAAAAGAAACTGAATATGTAACCGGATTTTCCATATCAGCAGTCAAATCTACACTTTCTATAAATGCTAAACCTGAATAAAGTACATCTCCTGTAACTGGAGTTATACCGCCAACCGTAGAATTATCAACTGTTGTAAACTTAACTGAAACTGCTGTTCTAGCAATTGCTAAAGCATTCAATTCAGCTGTACTCACATAACTAGCAAGTGTACCAGGTACTGCTGTAGCTAAACCATCAGTTGTTAAAGACCAAGATTTTTGACCACCAATTTCATCAGCCCATCCTAAACTTTGTTTTGTAGAAGAATCTGGAGTATCTATTGCAATACTTAAAGAGCAAGAGGTTGCATAACCTATTACTTCTGTTCCAATTAGAACTACTAATTGAGTTCCATTGTATATACCTGTTGTTGCCATTTTATTTTATTTTTACTTTTATGTTAATTGATTTATGAAATGATCCATTGTTATAACCCTTCTGAAAATATAAGCCTCATTCACATAGTCAAAGGTAGCAATATTAGAACTAATTCTTCTAGTCACTATTTTGAAATCAGGAGCAGTATTTGGATAACTAGGAGGATTAACTCCTACAATACCTAGAAATTCATTAGTATAAATATCTACTGATTTCTGACCAACTTCACCTGCTTTAAAAGTCCTATAAACTATGTCAAATTGAATACTAACATCAAAACCAAAGCTTTGTTTGTTGCTATTCTCTGCTTGTGTCTGACTACTAATAATCAAATAAGGAGGTTCTACTGTATCAGGTGCTATGGTATCATATGCACTTAATGAGTAAGAAGCCGATGTAAGCTTATCTATATAAGCCTTTCTTAGTGTATATCCGCAGTCCTTCATTTTTACAAATTTAACGAAATATAATTATATC